ATTCTGAAAGCGTAATAAATAACTAAATGTTAGGTATGCGAGGTAAATGTATAAAAACAAATCCTGTTCCAAACCTAAACTAATAGTTGCAACAAACCCACAAAAGTAAACCATACTTATAAGAGTTACAATCAGGTTTACTGTTATGGGATTTGGTTGTATTAAGTTTTGAGGAGGGAAATTACGAGGAATAACCCTCATAATGGGTTCTCTAAAGGGTAAATTTATAGGATGGCCCTCTCTGCCTAAATCCAATATCTGCGTGCAATGTCCTTGTACACATCCATAAGGAGTGGGCACTTTCTTAACATCAGTACACATAGCTAAGCTTTCCATATAATCTCTAAAAGATTTATAATTCCACTCTGTCAACCATACACCTCCAATTTTGGAATATCTCGGCTTAATGACATCACGAAACAAGTTAAATTCTTTCTCATTATGTAGGGCTAGCTCACGCAAACAACCTTCAATTATTTGTTCATAGTGAGCCACTCTATCTTTCTTGTTTGTAGGTTCAGTCTTGGTCCAATATACAGAATTCCAAATTGAGGCAATGTCAAGAGGGGCTAAATATCTTCCATTAGGAAGTTTATTAAACTTTCTACTCAAAAATTCAGCATCTTTAAACTCATGGAATAAAGCTCTCGAATCTACTTTATCTATCAAAGGAATTTTGTCAAGATCAGTTACTATAGCTCCGAAAAATATATTCATAACATCGGCATAAGTAGACATATTAAAAAATCTACCTGCAGCATACGATATCGTCACAAAATTATCATCCCCGTTAGTCTTAGCTGTAACATTCTCTTCAAATTTAAGATTAGGATCGCTTTCGCTAACTTCTCTCAAATATAAATAGCATGATTTCAAATACCACCAATTACGAGCGCAATTGATAATAGTAGTCAACCAGCCTCCTGATATGTTAGTGCCTCTAACCACTCCAAGCTGATCATCATATATTATATAATACTCAAGAATCTTGGACATGAGAACTTTAATACGATTATTCAGCTCCTCATCATCATATTGAGCATACATTTCTAACAAGCAT